CTACACAATCGCTCCGTTTGAGTGGAAACGCGTAGACTCTACAGGGGATGATTTGCGTAAGTCGATCTACCCGCTTCCCATTAACGCCCCTTCTGACGTACTGTTTCAGTTGCTTAGCTTGCTGATTAACTATACCTCTCGGGTTAGTGGAACTACTGATATCACCGTGGGCGAAAACCCCGGCCAGAATACTCCAGCTCAAACTACACAGACTATGGTAGAGATGGGCCAGAAGATTTACACAGCAATCTTTAAACGTATATGGCGTTCATCTAAGGAAGAATTTTCCAAGCTATTTAAGCTCAACGGAATGTTCTTGCCGCTTGACGTACCTCAGCCCGGTGGAGCTACCCGCGCGGACTATCAAGGCAGTACAGATAAAATATCTCCGGTTGCAGATCCAAATGTAACCAGTGATTCTATGCGGTTGCAAATGGCTGGTGCGCTGAAGCAAGCCGCCATGACAACTCCCGGCTACAATCGCGACGCTGTAGAAGTACGTTACCTTAAGGCTTTGCGCATCGACGGAATTCCTGCGGTATTCCCCGGCACTCAAGGCCAACCTCCGGCAAAAGACCCCAAGCTCCAAATCGAGGAAACCAAAATCCAGGGCCGTCTGCAGGAGCAGCAACTTGCCTTGCAAGCCCAGATGCAACAATTTGCGATTACGCTGGAAGAAGAAAAGCGTATGAACAATGCGAAGATAATAGAACTTATGGCAAAAGCCCAAAACGAAGCTGCCAACGCGCAGACCGAACAAGCTTACGCTCAAGTCGCTATCATCAACGCGGAGATTGCGCGCGTTCGCGCAGAAAACGAGCACATCAACACCAGAATCGAGCACCTGCTTTCCGCGGCTAAAATACAATCAGCCCATCATATTGGAATTCAAGGACTTGCGACTGCCCAAGAGAAAGCTAAGAAATGACACGAGCTATAACTGAACACGAGTTCGAAGAATGGAAGTCACATCCAGTAACACTGGCAGTGATGGAAATCCTTGCCAAGAAACGCGATGAAATGCGCCATGCTTGGGAAGGTGGATCCTTCACCGATTACGACGAGCGCGCAATGGCTCTGACTAACGTGGGGAATATTGGTACTTGCAAAGGCTATGCTTTTGTTCAAGACCTAGATTATGAGCAATACATAGGAGAGTTAGATGACAGAGGTGATAAACACATCGGGCCTGGAACCACGCGGAGTGGCGGTACTGATTAAACTTTACGAACCTGAACGCAGAGGAGCTCAGATAGTGTTACCAGAGTCTGTTCAAGGACGCTTAAGCATGGTGGATAACCGTGCTGTAGTTGTTGCTGTTGGGCCTAGCGCCTGGCATGATGAACCGACTCCGCGAGCAGTTATCGGCGACCGCGTACTGGTGACAAAGTTTGCAGGTTTTATGGCAAAAGGGCCGGCAGATGGAATCATCTACCGTTTGGTAAACGACCGAGATATATTCTGTGCTATCACGCACGAGGAGACTGAGCATGGCTGATGAAAACATTGCAAGTGTAGAAAGTGTTGCACCAACTGAGGTGCAGCAAGCTGCAGAGAAAATGGGCTGGATTCCTCCGTCCCGTTTCCGCGGCGACCCTGAGCGTTTTGTCGATGCTGACGTTTACATCGAGCGCGGTGAAGCTGTGTTGCCAATCGTCAAAGAGCAAAACAAGCGACTACACGCAGAACTTGAAAACCTGCGAGGAGAATCCCGGAAAACCGCGGCTGCGCTAAAGGCAGCTCAAGATTCCATTTCTCAGATTGAAGAGCGGCATACGGTCGACACGCAGAAAGCTGTGGAAGCAGCGCGTCGCCAGGTAAAGTTGCAACTGTCGGCGGCTTCCGAAGCAGGTGACCATGATGGAGTAGCAGAGCTAACTGATCGGCTTACGCAGCTGAACACGACGCCTACGCCAGCTGTCAAGCAAGCGCCTCCGGAAGCTCCTCAGGTATTTCAACCGCCGCCCGATCTTGCAGAGTGGAATGCTGAGAACCCTTGGTTCGGCACGAACAAACGTAAAACCGCACTGGCCTTAGGCATCGCTCAAGAACTGCGGGATGCAGGTGAGTCTGGAGTTGGCCGAGCCTTCTTTGACAAAGTTGCAGCGGAAGTTGCAAAAGAACTTGGCGGTGGCGAAACTCCGCGCGGTGACAAAGTTGAAGGTGCGCGAAATGGCGCGGACAGTGAAGTGCGCAGCAGTGGTCGTAAAGGCTACGCGGCAATGCCAGCGGACGCACGTGCCGCTTGCGATGCGGACTCTCGCCGTTTCGTGGGCAGCGACAAAAAGTACAAGACCCAGCAAGAGTGGCGTAATCGGTACGCTGAGATATATTTCGGAGAATAAAAATGGAATTGCTTAATCCTGCAAACACAAAAAACAGCGTTGCGCGTGAGCGTAAGCGCATTCCAATGTCAGTGCCGGTGCAACGCCTTGAAGTGGCGGAGCTACCTGGCTACCATCTGCATTGGTTTCTAAGCACCCCGGAGCGCCTTCAGCGGGCCCTGGATGGTGGGTACGAGTTTGTAAATGAGTACGAGATGAAACTCAATAACGTAAGTCTCGGTGGCGAATCTAGCGTCAGCGGGAATACCGACATGGGCTCAAGAGTAAGTGTTGTCTCCGGGCAAGAGGTAGGAAAAGATGGTCAACCAACTCGGCTGGTTTTAATGAAACTTAAGCAAGAGTGGTGGGACGAAGACCAGTTACTGGTTGAGGCTAAAAATTCGAAGATTCGTGATTCTCTTCTCGGCGGAATGATTGGGGCAGAAAATGATCGCCCAGGCGATTCCCAGCACCGCTACGTGGATAAAACGAAAACTCAAATTCCGGACTTTTTCAAACCCAAGCGCAGAAGCGCTTAACCTACGGAGATTCTCATGGCAAATGCTAATCGTCCGAGTGGCTTTACACCAGTGCAGTACCTTAACGGTTCGGCTTGGAGTGGGCAAGCTCGACTTTACTCTATCGCGGCTGCTTACGCTACCGCACTCTACATCGGCGACCCTGTAATTAGCAGTGGAACCGCTGATGCAAACGGCGTTCCAGGCATTGTGCTTGGCGCTGCAACGGGCGCACTTCGCGGCGTGATTGTTGGCTTGGGGTCTTCTGAAGGCCTTCCAGCTAACATTATCAATCCCAACTTGGCTTATCGTCCCGCCGCTGCGCAGACAACTGACTGGTACGCAATGGTTGTAGATGATCCAAATGTAATCTTCGCTATCCAGGAAGAGTCTAACGGCACTGCGCTAGCTGCGACAGAAATCGGCATGAATACTATTCCAGTCATTGGCACTGGTAATGGATTCATCTCTGGCTGGCTGCTGCGTAGTGCTACCGGTGCAACTCCCGCGACTACCGCAACCCTCCAGCTTCGCTTGATGGGTCTGGTTCGCACTTCGGACAATGCGTTTGGCGCCTATGCCAAGCACCTTGTAAAGATCAACGTGCATGAACTCGGCACAGGTACCGGCGCCGCTGGCGTCTAAAGGAGATATATTATGGCAGGCGGTGTAATTAACACAGGCAGTCACCCAAAGCTTTTGTGGCCGGGGGTGTATACTACGTGGGGTCAGGTTTATGACTCCCACGCCAAGGAATATACGGATTTGTACGATATCAAGATGTCAGACAAAGCGTATGAACAAGGCGTGCAGGTTACTCCATTTGGCTTGGCTCCGGTCAAGGCACAAGGCGCTCCCGTGACGTATGACGGCGAAGTTCAAGGTGTTGTCAATACCTATACGCACATTGCGTATGCGCTTGGCTACATTGTGACCTTTGAAGAACTGCGTGACAACCAGTACAAAGAGGTAGCGACCAGGCGCGCGGAAGCTAACGCTTTCTCGATGAACCAGACGACGGAAAATGTGGGGGCTTTCCCTTACAACAACGCTTTTGCAACGACTTACTTTACGACTGGCGATGGTGCGTCACTGGTTTCTACCAGCCACATCAACGCTACCGGCGGTACGTTTAGCAATGCGCTGAGCCCTGCGGCTGACTTGTCGGAAGCTGCGTTGGAAGACCTAACCATCCAGATCATGGGTGCGCAGAATGACACAGGCTTGCTGATCAACATCATGCCCGAGTCATTGCACATCTCTCGCCAGGAATGGTACAACGCCAACCGCATCTTGCAGTCGGTGTTGCAATCCAACACAGCTAACAACAACATCAACGTGTTGAAAGCTACTAATGCCTTCCCCAAGGGCATCAAGATGAACCACTACTTCACCGCGCCTCACGCGTGGTTTATTCGGACTAACTGCCCGAATGGTATGACGTTCTTCTGGCGTGACGAGCCGATGTTCGATCAGGACAACGACTTCGACACCAAAAACGCAAAGGCCGCAAGCTATATGCGTATGAGCGTTGGGTGCACTGACCCACGTGGTATCTATGGAAGCAATGGGCCGTAAGGTTTTGTTGTAAGTTAGCGCGGATTATTTAACCGTAATCCGCGCGAAATGGACTGGCAGTTCCAGTAAGTTTTTTGGTTGCAATGCAATCCCATTTAGGAGTTTTAAATGCCTTTTACTAATTTCCCCCACGGTTTCTCTAACGGTATCAGTGTTCGCGGTATGCCCATTCTGCAAACTCAACCGGGTCAAGTATACTGGGTTGATAACTCAGTTCAGCTCAATCCTCAAGCTCGCGCTGGCAGCGACGGTAATCGGGGTACTTACCTTGATCCGTTTGCTACGCTTAAGTTTGCACTTACGCAAACGATGCCCGGACGCGGAGATATTGTAGTTGTCGGTGCTGGGCATTTGGAAAGTATTTCATCTGCTACAACACTACTGCTTACTTCGTCTGACGTAGCTATTCTTGGCATGGGCAGCGGTGCTTCTCGTCCAACTTTCTTGTTCACCACCGCAGCTACAGCGAATATTCCAGTTACCGGCTCTGGCCTCAGCATTCAAAATTGCTTGTTTCTTTGCAATTTTGCAGATGTTGCTTCGGTATTTACAGGCATCAGCGCAAGCGTTACGGCCTCGATTGCCTCGACTACAATGACTGTTACCGCGGTTGGCAGTGGTACGCTGTATCCCGGCGCAGCTATCATGGGAACCGGTATTATTCCAGGCACTCGAATCCAGTCGCAAACTTCCGGTACAACTGGTGGCATCGGCGTGTATGTAGTCAGTTTTAGCCAGACCTTTGCATCGGGGACTATTACAACTGGCCCACAGGACTTTTCAATTGACTCCTGCGAGTTCCGGGATATCAGTAGCGTTTTAAACTTTGTCAGTATTGTAACTAGTTCTGCAAGTGCCCAGGCAATGGCAGGGTTGTCATTTACTAACTGCGTTATTTCTAGTCTTGGAACTACCGCAGCTACAACGGCAATTAAGTTAACAACTGCTACAGATCGTGTAAAGATCGCAGATAACTTTGGTTGTTTTGCAATCTTGAACAACACGGCCTGTATGCTCGCAGCTGGTGCTAATAACATGACTAACTTTGAGTTTGCGCGTAACCACCTGGAGCGTCCAAACACCAGCTCAACTGGCGGATCGTTTATTTCGACTTCGGCAACTGGTTGGACTGGTCATGCGTATGATAACTATCTGTACCAGCTCGACGCAACCGCAGGTATTTGGATTCCAACCGGCACTGGTGGTTCGTTTGGTTTTACCAACAACTACAGTCCGATCACTGGCGCTGTCGACAAGTCTGCTTTGATCAATCCCGCCGCTGTTTAACTTTACTCGGGGGCTAATCACCCCCGTTAGGAGAATTTATGTATCCCATTACACAGCGACTTTCAGCGGCCGGTTACGCTCCCTGGATTCCAATCAATCGGTTACAGACTAGTTTTAACTGTAACGTAAGTGCAATGCTTTCAAGCGGCGCCGTGCTTACTTATTCCATTGAGTACAGTCTTGACAATGCGCAAGACCCAATGAATCTTACGCAACAATTTACACTGTCGCGTACTACGACTGTGCTGACAATTACTAAAACTGCGCATGGATTGAGTGTAG